AATGGTATTTCTTTACTACTTAATAAAGTCTCAACGTCCATAATCTACCAACGGCTGGTTTTGATTAACCATCTTAGGCAGACAATACGCTGTAACTTTATATTGTTTATGCTCTATGCGATCAGCAAAATAATTGCACGCATTTATACTTGCAAAGTACATGTTTGCTGTACCCTGTTCCTCACCATCTACTATTACCATTAGCAAAAAGACTAATATTCTCATTTTCCGATATCTCTTATATTCTCTTTACTAATTACTTGATAAGCTCCTTTGTTATATGCAGGAGCAAGTGTATACTTTTTAGACTCTTCTTTTTTGTACTCTGCAACTCCAACCTCTCTATACGGAGTTAGAGGTGCAGATTTATATTCTGTTGTCTCTCTGCGATAGGGAGTGCTAGGCACATAAACACTTTCGCGTAAAATCTTTTTTGTTCTTGGAAGAGGTTTTCTTTTTCTTCCACTATAGGTGTAATTCATGCTTCCTTGAATAATCGGCATAGAGCCTCCTGAAAATATGAATATATATTATACTACAATTTGAAGTTGATGTCAAGAACTATTTTTATATGTCGTTAATATCCTCTCCAGTCTTTTGATCGTTATCTTCCCTCTGTTTAGGGGATAGTGCGGTATCCGGCCCTATCTTCATAGTCTCCCAATCCATAGTGGAGGTAAACGAACGCATAGAAGCGGAGCGCATTTTGACACAGTTAAATGTCATGCAGGCATCTTCCTGTTCCCAGGTCTCTAAGCTAAATGCAGCATCAGCTGCGTCTAGTATGCCTTTAGCGAAACGCGCTTCACCACTAGCGTCCGTTTGGTATGGCGAGAATACGGGGGTTTCGTATTCCTGTGCCATGCTTTTAAGTGCCTTACTAACTTCTATCTGCTCCGTCCAGTCATACTGCCCTCCCCGAGAGGGCTGTTTAGAACGTTTAACTTGATTGATGTAGTCTACGATAATTACGCCAACGTCCATCTTACTTTTCACTTTTTTATCAAGTTCAGACCGTATTTTCGCTATAGTCAAAGAAGCATCATAAACTACATCAAGCTGCTGAGTTGGGAGAAGCTCACAACCTGTTTTTAATTTATCATGGAATTTCTCAAAGTTTCGATGTTCTCGATACTCTGCTAATTTTTCTTGACTATCTACATATCTTCCAGCCCACCATTTGGCTACTGCTTCCCATTCGGTTACACTAAGGTTCTTTGTGCGGAGCCGAGAGAAGGGCACGCCGGTAGCAACAGAGCAACACCGTTGTAGAATTGATCTGCTGTCCATTTCTATAGTGAAATAAATGGCTGTTTTGCCAGAAGAAAATACGCTATTAGCAATATTGACACACGTGATGGATTTACCTGCCCCTCTACGACCACCGACAAGTATCAAATCTCGGGGGGAGAATGATATTTCGTGATCGTACTCACTATTGAGTCCGAGGGGTAAGTATTTTCCAAGTTCATCATCTGGCTCGAATAAAGGAATACCTTGCATACTCTCTTCGGGAGCTTGTAACTCCACTTTATCTTCGACGTCCATTGCAATCTGGTGAAGATGTTGTACTGATTCCTCTGCATCCTCAAAGGATATAGAGTTATCAACATACTTTTCGAGTTGATTCAGAATTTCCTTTTGGGTATATTCATTCTTCAAATACTGTAAAAGCATAAATGCATCAGCATCTACTTCTACATTCTCTATTGCATAAAGAAGTTCTTTCGTAGTATTATCTCGAAGAGCGTACTTTAAATCTTCTACCGTAGGCATTGTATGAAATTTTTCACAGTACCTTTCTATCTCAGACCACAGTCTGTGATATTCAGGAGGCAAGTAGTGCTGACGCACTTGTGTCCAAGTCTTAAAGTCTTGAGTCACTAAAACTTGCTTCATAAAAGCACTAGAAATATTCAAATGGATCCCCCGATGATGAAAAATATAGCCACAGTACCCCTACTATGGCTATACCGAAATACTACTTAAGAAGCAGCTTTTTCTTTCTTTGCAGCACCGTCATAGTCTGCGGCTGTCAAACCACGACGTGTCAGCATAGTCTTGACGCCACGAGCAGTCTTGCCGATTTGGTCGGCAATGGCTTCGACTGTCATTCCAGAAACATCGCCGAGGTCAGCCAAAGGATCGTCCTTTGCTGCTCCTTTCGTGTGCTCCTGTTTGGGGATGGCGGCAATTTCTCCAGCGCGTAGTAAGCTAAGAGCTTTGCCCCTAACACTATTTACTGAACGATCCAATTTGTCAGCTATTGCTTCAACAAATGCTCCATCAGCTACCATGGTGATAAAGGTATTCTCTTCATCAACTGAGTAGGTACGAGGAGTCTCTACTTTTGGAGCTGGCTTGACATGGTCAGTCAGTTCCATAGAGAGGATTTTTCCTTGAATTGACTTAGCAGTAAATGCTCCGCCATCAAAGTGAGACGCTATTTCAGCGTATGTGTACTCACCGCTATTGCCTTCGACAAAAGCAGAGAGTGTAGCTTCTTGAGACTCAGAGAAAGCTCTGGAGCTCTTGGCAGAAGCTAGTTCTACGTCGTATCCCATCTTACGCAATTTGCTAGATACGGATCGAGTAGAGGTCTCAAGTTGCTCTGCAGCTTCTGCTACAGTGCCTTGAGAAATAGGGGATTCATTCCCTACAAAGTTGGTGAGCTCTTCAGTGCGCTCATCAGTCCACTTTGGCAATGTTGCCATATTCTAATCTCCTAAAAATTCTAATAGATTGGTTACTATTGTTATGCCAGATGCTCTGGCTTTCTTTGTTTTAGCGGATTCAATTCCACCTTCATTTATTAATATATCTACATTTCCTGTTAAATTAGTTTTAACATAATATCCTTTTGCTACTAGTGCGTCCGTTGCATCTGCTTTCGTTTTAAAACTAAATAGTTTACCACTTATGCATACAATTTCTGCACCCGCTTTGATTCTTGTTACCTTCTCAAACTTAAAGTCAAAAGGTAGGTGATATAGATTATCACAGAACTCTGTATCATACCAGAGCATTAGATTTTCCCTTGCTGTCGGTCCAAGACCGGCTTCTATACACTTGTCTTCGGTAAGTTCATAAATACTATTAATAACTTTAGACAATTTGTCAGTTGCTGTCTTTCCTATCAAAGGAATACTAAATGCTGGTAACAGCATATTTAGAGGCATAGCTTTAGATAACTCAATTTGCTCCATTAAACTCTTTGCTAACTTCTCAGAGCTAAGAGCATGAGCTATCCAGTCTATATCAAGAATATAAATCTCATGAAAGCTTCCTAAATCCAACTTCTCAACAGTTTTCGGTCCAAGACCTTTTATCTTGAGAGTTTTGGCAAAATGCTCAATTTTCTTACTCAGTTGTGCACTACAAGCCGTATTCCTACAATATAGGAGATCAACTTCCCACACGAGCTTAAACCCGCATGTGTGACAAACCTCTGGAGCTTTTATCGCTTGCATTACTTTCCTCTAAAATTGAAAAACTATTATCTCAGAATTTATGATAAAAGTCAAGAATTATTTTTCCTCAACTCGTTGGACAATACGAGGGATAATTTCACCACTTCGTATGACCTCTACCATACACCCGATTTCTAAATTCAAACCTCGTATATATTCCATGTTGTGCAAGGTTGCTCTCGAAACAGTTGCATCACCTACTACGACAGGATCAAGTACTGCTACTGGTGTAACTACACCTGATTTTCCAGTCTGCCATACAACATCAAGTAGTTTAGTTACTACTCCCTCTTGTACTTCCTTCAAAGCGAAAGAGCCACGAGGATGATGAGAGGTCTCTCCCATCTTATAGTACTCTCGATAGTTGTCTACTCTAAATACTTTTCCGTCTTGTGGATAATCAAACAGCATATCCGTCCAGACAGTATTAAAGCCATTACTTGCTAGGCACTTCATCTCTTGTTTCCAAGTCTGGCATGTATTCTGCTGAGCTTCGTAGGCTATAAAAACCAGTTTTCCTTCATAAACTCTGTCACGAAACTCTGATTCTTCTTTAAGGTTCAATGCACCCGCTGCAAAGTTTCTTGCATTGGGAATGTCTTTATGAGCTACTACTTCTCCAGTTATCTGAAGAATACCTTTTCTTTGAATCTTAGTAGGTATTAGATGCTTGAGCTTGTCGGTGATATCTAAACCCTCCCTTCCATCTCCACGTGTAAGTGCGTGTAAGAGAGTACCTTCAACATAAACTAGAGACACAGCAGCACCATCTAGTTTTGCTGTGACAACTACTTTATCTAAATTTATATCGAAAGGAGGGTTACTAATATCGAAGCACTTTTGAAGCGACTTCATAGGGTAGATATGCTTAATACCTCTGTGGACTACATGCCCTACTGAAATATAATCATTTTCTTCTGCTAAGCGGTCAAACTCCACATCAG